AATGCAGAAATGTGTAACTTTTACGTGGATGCATTAAGTAAAATCGTAGGACAGGAATTAAAGGATGCCTTGCAGGAAGAAGAACCGCAGGAGGGCAATCCCGAAGGGTTGACCTTACATTAGATATTTAGTGTACACCAACCTGCCCCGGCACGACTTAGTTATTATAACACAACTACACAAGTTTGTCAACCATTTTGTGAATAAGTTTAATATTAAATAGTTATTGACAAATACGCCAAGATGGTGTATAATACATTATAAAGGAAACAAACAATGAAGATTAAACCTAAAGATAAACCGCATTACGTGAACAATAAAAACTTCTCACAAGCAGTTTGTGATTATGTTAAGATTGCAAACACGGCCAAAGAAAATGAAACCGTGGTGCCAGTTGTTCCAGAATATATTGCCAGATGCTTTCTAAAAATAGCAGAAGGGTTGTCCTACAAATCAAACTTCATTAGATATACATATCGAGATGAGATGGTAATGGATGCAGTAGAAAACAACTTACGAGCCATAGTTAACTATAACATTGAAGCAGCAACTCGAACGGGTAATCCAAATGCCTTTTCGTACTTTACTCAAATTAGCTATTTTGCATTTTTGCGTCGAATAGCAAAGGAGAAGAAGCAACAAGATATTAAATTTAAATTCATAGAAAGATCTGGTTACGATGATTTTATGTATCTAAATGATGAAGAACTAAACCATTTAAGTAGCATTGATCATACCTTTGTCGATGATTTAAGATCACGAATTCAAAGAGTAAAGGAAGACGATGGGTTTACCAAGAAAAAGATAAAAGCTGAGAAGAAAGCACAAAAAGCTAAAAAAGAAGGGTTGGAATTATTCACATTCAATAGGTAGAAATATGTTTTATACACCCGAAGATAACGTAAAACTTCAAGAGGTTGTGGTAGTAAAATCAGATTCAGCAGTAAAAACTGAATTGGTATCTACAAAATATATGACGGCATTTAATGATTCTCGAATGGATTCGGAACGACAGGATTGGGATATTAGCGACAATGATAACTAACAAACTTTAATTTGAGCAACATTTTTATGAAGGCAAAATACAAAACATATCTATTATCTTCTAATAGATATACAGAAGCATTTGAAATGCTAGTAAGAAATGACCAGCCATTTGGCCACAATGTTGATGAATATTCAATTCGACTAAATCTTAATAACGCGTCAGATTATGTTATTAAGATAATGACTGATCTTGAATTGAAAAGCAAAGGACTCAGAAACTGGCCTGAAAGTAAAGATCTATCATGAAAATTGCATTTTTAAATGATACTCATTGTGGTATACGAAACTCGTCTGAGATCTTTATTAGGTATCAGGCCGACTTTTATGAGAATGTGTTTTTTCCTTATTTAGTTAAACATGGCATCACTACAATTATTCATCTGGGTGACTATTACGACCACCGAAAGTTTATAAACTTTAAAGCACTTCACGAAAATCGTAAGCACTTTCTAGACAACCTAAAGAAGTTTGGTATCACTATGGATATCATACCTGGGAATCATGATGTTTTTTATAAGAATGACAACGATCTTTGTTCACTAAAAGAGTTGCTAGGTCATTACATGAACGAGATAAATATAGTAATGGAGCCACGGGTTATGAACTATGACGGTTGCAATATTGCCCTGTTGCCGTGGATTAATAACTATAACTATAAAGAAAGCATGAACTTTGTGCAGAACTGTAAAGCAGACTTTCTTGGAGCACACCTAGAGTTGGTGGGTTTTGATATGATGAAAGGTATTAAAAACCAGCATGGTATGGGTATGGAGGCATTCAAGCGCTTTGAACAGGTGTGGTCTGGGCACTTTCATACAAAGTCTTCTCAGGGCAATATAACATATCTTGGGTCACAACTTGAATTTACATGGGCTGATGCTCATGATCCTAAGTATTTCCATATATTTGATACAGATACTCGAATCATGAGTCCAGTACATAATTCGGTGACTCTATTTGAGAAGATAATATATGATGATAAGACCACCGACTATAGCACAGTTGATGTGCAAAAGTTCACAGACAAATTTATAAAGATCGTGGTTGTACATAAATCCGACCCTTACTCTTTTGATAAGTTTGTTGATAGGATTAATGATGTGGGCGTCCATGATCTAAAGATCGCGGAATCGTTCGATGAATTTGCAGGGATGAACACCTCAGACAATAACATTACGGTAGAAGATACCACGGAGTTATTGGATGGTTACGTGATGAATGTAGAAACGGATTTGAATAAAGAAAGAATCAAGCAATTGATGCAAGAAGTCTACATTGAGGCTTTAAATTTAGAGGTAGTTTAAATAATGTTTAATCAGATTGAAATTGAAGAAATTAAAGAATTCCTTACCACAGTAGAGGACGACTCAAAGATCTATTTAGGTTGTGACTCCGTTAAGTATAAGAAAGGCAATACGTGGTATGCCAGATATACTACCGTGGTGGTAATTCATCTTAGCGGCCGCCATGGTTGTAGAGTATTTGGTTACAGCGATACTGAACGGGATTATGACCCAAACAAAGCAAAACCTAGAATGCGTCTTATGAATGAGTCGTATAAGGTCGTTGGTTTGTATATGGAATTAGCAGAAGAATTAGAAAACTTTGAATGTGAAATCCACCTTGACATTAACCCTAATAAAAAGCATAACTCCAGTATCGTTATTAACGAAGCGACTGGTTATGTAATGGGTATGACTGGCATGAAAGCCAAGGCGAAACCAGATGCTTTTGCTGCAAGTTACTGCGCAGACTGGATGGTTAAACATAAAGGTCATCAGGCGGTAACTTGGAAGCACTAATATGATAAGTTTTACTAAACTGAAATGGAAAAATGGAAATGTATAAATAACTCCATACAAAAGAGATTAATATGCGTTTATCAGAAGAAGATATATTATGGGTTAAAGACCATACCTATGATGAAATTATGAAGAACTTTAATATATCTAGACCTACAGTAAGCAGATTATTAAAGCATTATCAAATATGTGCAAAGCGCCAAGTTGGAAGTGGACCAAAACACGGGCCAAAAAATAACAAAATTTGCGGGGAGTGTGGAGTGTTAATGTTAGTCGTTCCATCTAGCAATCGTAAATATTGTTCTAGATCATGTATGCATATAAATGAGGAATATCTAACTAAAGTACGAAATATTGATAGATCATATACGCAGACTGAGTCATTCAGTAAGGCTCAAAGCAAAGACACTACGCCAGAATTTAAAAAATTTGGAGGTAGAGTGCATCGACTTACACAGAAAATATATGAAATGTACAAAGAGGAAATTAATCCGAACGATCATCCCCGAACTATATGTGGTGTTGATGGCGGATACCAACTGGACCATATTATAACGATTAAATTCGGATTTGAAAACGGCCTTTCAGCTGAGGAATTGTCTCAAAAAGATAACTTAAGGATGTTACCTTGGAAAGACAATCTGATGAGAAATTGGTATGAGAAATAACTTAATGCAAAATTACATAATGAATTGGGGTACTACCTATTATACACTTTACTAAACTTCGATATAAAAACTTTCTCAGTACGGGCGATGCTTTTACTGAGATTGCTCTTGATCGATCTCAAACTACACTAGTTGTAGGCAAGAATGGTTCTGGAAAGTCTACTATGACAGATGCTTTGTCATTTGCACTATTTGGCAAACCTCATAGAAACATCACAAAGCCACAACTGATAAACTCTATTAACGGAAAGAATTGTGTAGCGGAAGTTGAATTTAATATAGGAAAGCAATCTTTTCTTATTATACGAGGCATCAAGCCTGCTCGTTTTGAAATATATCAGAATGATACATTAATCAACCAAGATGCAAAAGCAAGGGATTATCAGAAGTTTCTTGAACTCAACATAATTAAGATGAACCACAAATCGTTTCATCAGATTGTAGTTTTAGGTTCTAGTTCTTTTATTCCGTTTATGCAGCTGCCTGCTGGTCATCGGCGCGAAGTAATAGAAGATCTTTTAGATATAAACATATTTTCTAAAATGAATAGTATCATGAAAGATCGACTTAATAAGAATAAAGATCATCTAAAAGAAGTTGTCTATCAGAACGATCTTCTTAAAGACAAGATAGATATGCAGAAAGGTCATATAGACAAAGTAGCAGTACTTAATCAGAACACTTTGGTTGGTATACAGACAGAAGTTGAAAGCCTTGCAGCAGACATAACTAAGTATGATCAACACAACAGCGACTTACAGTCAGAGATCGATACAAGGTTTGATGTGGTATTAAAAGAATTGAATAAATCTAACGATCAAAATCTTAAGTTGGTTGAATACGCCGCACAATTCAAACAAAAAATGAATGATATAGTAAAGGATGCTAAGTTCTACACGGACAATGATCATTGTCCTTCGTGTGGTATTCAAATTGAGGAAAATACCAAGAATCATAATATCAGATCGTGTGAATCAAAAGCAACAGAGTTGCAACAGGCAATGGCAACTCTTGAAGATACTTCAAATTCAAACAAATTGGCCATGACTGAACTACAGCAAGAGATGGACAAAATGAATGATCATAAAGGGACCATTCGAAATAACATGTCTGTTATCAAAAGACTGAATAGTATTATCAATAATAAGAATGCTGGTCTCATTAAATTAAGTAATCAGGATGGAGATATTGGTGTAGCAACCGAAAATCTAAATGATCTTATAAATCAAAGAGACATTATGGTTGAAACTAAATCTAAACTTAATGAAGAGCAAACGTATTTTAATGCTTGTAATGAGATGTTGAAGGACACAGGCATAAAGACAAAAATCATAAAAGAGTATCTTCCTGTCATGAATATTATTGTAAATAAGTATTTACAGATTCTTGACTTCTTTGTGGACTTCAACATCGATGAAAACTTTAACGAGACCATCAGATCAAGATATAGAGATGCTTTCAGCTATTCCTCATTCAGTGAAGGGGAGAAGATGAAGATTGATATTTCCTTGTTATTTGCGTGGCGACAGATCGCGAAGTTAAAGAACAGCGCTAGCACCAACTTGTTGATATTGGATGAAACATTTGACTCTAGTCTTGATCAGGACTCAGTTGATAACCTTATGAAGATAATGGACACTCTGGGCACCGAAAGCAACACCTTTATCATATCTCACAAAGGCGATATGCTCGCGGATAAGTTTCGATCTAAGATAGAATTCGTCAAGTCTCGTAACTTTAGTGTCATAAAATAATAGAAACGTTCTAGTACCTTCGTAATGTGTCGGTACTAGAACATTTTTTACATATCTGGCTTGAATCCTTCACGGTAATCACCAAGCAACTCTAAAAGCATGCAGCGTACTCAGCGTATCTTATATAACTAAATGTTATAACGTTATAACTCCAAGTTCTGTCTAAATCAAAAATAGTTGTTGACATTATACTGAAATCCCTATATAATGGTCGTATGAATTGGAAAACACCTACACCAAATAATCTTACCGATATAACATTTAGTTATATCGTTATAACTACAAGTTTGCAAATTGTTATTGACATTGTACTTGGGTTATGGTATAATACATGTATAGAAATTAAGGAATTGAAGAAATGAATAAACTCATTGTTAATCTACTAGCCAAAGAAGATATTACGGTTCAAGTTGGAAACTACAAAACAGCCTTCTTTGTTCCTAAAACTCGTACTCTTGGTCTTCCTTTGTGGACCTCTGAATCTAAACATCTTAATGACCTGATGATTGGCCACGAAGTTGGCCATGCTCTTTACACTCCAACACAAGGTTGGCATGATGCTAAAGAAGAAGTCCCTGGCATACCAAGATCGTTTATTAATATAATTGAAGACATTAGAATTGAAAAGTTGGTGATTAGAACCTATCCAGGACTTGTTCTTTGTTTCAAACGCGGTTATATGGATTTGTTAAATAGAAACTTCTTCGGTATTGACGACAAAGATGTTAACTCTCTACATTTTATAGATCGACTAAACATTAAAGCCAAGGTTCGTAATTTGTTAGATATCAACTTTACAGATGAAGAACAACCTTTGCTTAAAGCTGCAATGGCGGTTGAAACTTGGGAAGACACTCTTAGAGTTTGTAGAATGCTTGGTGGTTATGCCGACGAGCTAAAAGAAAGACAAAAGGAAAAGGAAAAGGAAATGAAAGATTTGATCGACAATCTTGAAGATGAAGAGCCAAGTGATGAAGTCGCTGAGGATTCTGCCAGTGATGAAGTCGCTGAGGATTCTGTCAGTGATGAGCCAAGTGATCAAGCCGAGGAAGCCGAGGAAGATTCTGGTGGTGATGAGCCAAGTGATCAAGCCGATGAGGATTCTGCCGGATCAATGGGCAAAAAAGGTTCGCATGATGTGGATATGTCAAAGAAAGATGATTTTGAAACTCCACCCGAACCTTTTACAGATTCGGCGTTTCGTGAACACGAAAAGAATGGCGATCTAACTCAAAACGGTGGCGAGTTCATTCATTATATTAAAGCTGTTTCGAAAAAGACTACTAAAACTTGTGTTGTTGGTTATAAAGAAGTTCTTGATAATCGAAAGAACTATCAAGAAACCGCTTTAATCGAAAAAAAGATTACTTTTAAGGAGATGTCTACACACAACAAAAAAAAATATGATGATTTTATGGAAACGTCTAAATCTTCTGTATCGTTGATGATTAAGGAATTTGACTTAAAAAAACATGCTTTTCAATATCAACGGGCCACGACTTCTTCTAAAGGTGTGCTTGACGTTAACCGCATGTTTTCTTACAAATATGACGACGATGTTTTCAAATCTGTTACTAATTTGGCGGATGCTAAGAGCCATGGAATGGTTATGTTTATCGACGCTTCTGGCTCTATGAACGGTGATTTAGGAGATGTTATTAAGCAGAGTTTGATACTGGCCGCATTTTGTAAACGAGCTTATATACCCTTTGATATTTATACTTTTACGTGTTCTTCTTCTAATGAATCAAAACATAGGGAGAAAGTGATAGGGATCACTCATACACTTCAAGATCAAGATATTGACGTTAGCGATAGTATTATTAGACATATACTATCATCACGGATGAATAAAGATGAATACACTTCAAGTTATCATTTTCTTTTGGAATTAGCTATTGAAGGACCTTATGGTGATTTAATTCGCAGGAACTATCCTATACAAGATTATCGATTAGGTGGCACACCTCTGGTCGAAACCATCATGATGGCTAGACATATAATTCGGGATTTTAAGAGATTAAATAATGTGCAAAAGGTAACCGCGATATTTTTGACTGACGGGGACGGCGGTGATGTAAATCATCACCTAGACCCTAGTATGAATGCTCATCGAGTAGACCCAGCGTACTTCAACCGGCAGTTCGGCCGGTTGCCACAACATTATAAAGTAGAAATTGATGGTAAAATATACACATATAATACTCGAGAAGATCGATATAAAAATCTGCAAAAAGATATGTTTGAATATCTTCAGACTGAATTTAATGTTATTGGTTACTTTGTAGCGACAAATAAAAGACAAATGGAAAAAAAAATGAATTATGCAGCGTTTTGTGGATATAAAAAGCCCTTTGATATATACTCTATGAACAAGGAATTTAGAAAAAATCATTTTGTTCCTGTCGATAACGTTCTAGGCTATAACCGTCTGTTTTTTATGAATACCAAAGATCTTAATGCTGAAAAGAAAGAATTTGAAGTTCAGGAAAATGCCACCGCGACTCAGATACGTAGCGCATTTAAGAAACACAGCGTTGGTAAAAAATCTACCCGATTGTTTGCTACCAAGTTTATCGAAATGATTGCATAACGTTATAATTAAAAGTTATATTAATATAACAACTAATTCTAACTAAACTGAAATTAGTTATTGACATTGTGCCGCGACTATGGTATAATACATGTATAGAAATTGAGAAATAAGAGACTTATATTATGAAAGATGCTACTACCGTTGTTGGCACTACCGTTGCTGTTGCTAAAATATTTAAACGCCGTATGTCTGTTATGGATAAACCTTCGATGAAGGTCACAGACACTACGGTTGCTAAGATCGTCGAGGTTGCAAGATCTATCTTTAATCAATATCCCTCAAAGACAGAATTTCGAGCTGATGACGTTGCCGACGCGGCACGTGACCTAGGTTACTCACATAACTTCGGGCGACAAATCGCCGTTGCCCAACCTAAACTTGAAAATGGTCTTTACGATCTTTCAGAGATTGCAAGTCTGTTTTCTGTTAAAAATACCGACGCCATTCCTGTTGTTGAAAATGTGATCTCTTTTACCAAGGAAGACAAGGGACCTGCGCCCACTTCGACTTTAATGGAAACATTCATACCTGAAGTTTTAGACACCTATGTCGAATGGGGACATTTTCGGGATGTGGTTAAAATTATAAAATCAAAAATGTTCTACCCTATGTTTACTTCTGGTCTTTCTGGAAACGGTAAAACTCTTATGATAGAACAGGCTTGTGCAAAGCTGAAACGTTCTTGTGTTCGAGTTCAAATCTCACCAGAAACAGATGAAGATGATTTGCTAGGTGGTTTTCGTTTGATTAATGGTGATAC